CGGTTAAATCCAACGCTTTATATTCGTTTGCAGTTAAACCATTTGTTCTAAGCTGTTGCGTTAGTTCGTTCATTGCCTGTTGTACAGAAGTGAAAACCCCTGTAATGGCAGAATATACACCATAAATAAGTTTGTGCCAAATAAAACGGGCCGCTGTTGCGTAATTAAAAGCTGAAACATTGTACGCCTTATATTTTGTTGCTGTAAGCCCTAGGTTTGCATATTCATAAGCTGTAATGCCACTTTGTCGGATACCCTCATACATCATATTTAGTGTATTTTTCAAACTGTCTAACTTGTTATACACAGGATTATTGATAATTGTTTCGTCACCCAATCTGTTAACTACTTCACTTAGTTTTTGATTGACAACCATAATAATATAATTATAGAATAGCTCATTATTTTTATCTACGGTATCAATTAAATTAATGATTTTATCATTAATTTCCTGTGTAAACTGCGCGTATTGATTTTTCAGATTATCTATTTCCCCATTAACCGAGCGTTCAAATTCATCAATTTCTTTGTTTATCAAAGTTAGTTGTTCTGTCACATAGTTTTTAACCCATTCTTCGGTTACAGGTGTGTACGTGCTTAAAGTAGCTATCACTTCGTTAATTGCTCCCTGTAATTTACACAATGCTTCATAATAGGATAGCGCATCCGCATAAGCAGACGGCAAAGCGGGAGTACAGCATCGGACCACATTTAAAAAATCCATATTGATTTCACCTCCTTTAATAAAGCTTCATGAAGCAGTTTTGTATTTCCGGGTTGTTGATAATTTCCATGTCAATGTTCAAGAATGTTTCCCGGTAGTCTTTCAACAATTCACTTAAATTATGATACATATTTCCACGTACTTTCTTTTCAAAATTTCTGTCACGTTTCTGTAAATTGTTTGCGGTCGAAGATGCCGAAGAATCATTCAAAGTTGCAGAAGTTAAATATTTTTCGTCTGCGATAGCACCATTATCCAACAACCCTTGCGGGGTATCGCTGTAAAGGCTCTTTCCGTCTGCTGTGTCTGTGCGCGTACCATCACTTTCAACATTCTCAAGTTCCATATTTGTTTCAACATAATTATAAGCATTCAGCGGGTCAAAGTCAAGTTGAGCACTTTTATAAAGTTGGTTGTAATACGGCATTATTTCAACCATGGTGCGGTTAAGATAAAGTTTGAAAAGCCCGGCGGTCTCTGCACCAATTTCCCTCATCCAATAATGCATTATGATTTTGTTGTTAAGTGTGTCACGGTATTTTTCATCAAAAATCGGGTAATCTTTTAAACCGATATCATAACCATTTTGAATAAGTTGTCTTAACTCCACTGTGTAATTACTCATTTTCTGGTTCACCGTCCATTTCGGGCACAATCGGAATTTCTGAATTAAATTCTACCGTCATATTAGTGCCCCACATTTCGTTTATTTTTTCGCACGCCTGTTTTCGTTCATATAGGTAAGATTCACGTATCATTTCGAGCGAACCAAACGGGGCGGCGGCTTCATTTGCAACAAGCCTTTCCCGTTTATCTGTGAAAGCCGAAACAACACCAAGGCTTGTAAGTGCTTCGTTATAAATTTCCGTTTTCACGGAGAGCAAATCGCGTGCAATGAACGGAATATCCAAATTGATTGGCTTTATACTGTCAAGGTTCAAGGATTTATCACCGTAGATAAACGGTTGACCGCCGTCCAACTTCATAATTAAGTTTTTAAGCGACAATCTTTCTTTTTCGTTGCACGCAATGAAAGCCGAAAACTTTTGTAAATTTGAATTCGTCTCTGCATTGCGCTGAACTTCATATAGTTTGCGTGCGTACTCATTTATAATGTAAGCATCACCAGTTCTTGTCATGTTGTTAAAAATTAGCACGCTATTTGTTTCATTCAACATTCTAAAAGGCATGCCGTTTGCGGCAATTGCGCTTCGTTCAGATGGTACGCCGTACCAGTTGAGTGGGCCTGTGTACGCAACTCCCAATCCAAAAAATTGATCTAGGCTATCTTCATAAAAAACCAGTGCCGAACCTTGTGTAATGAGCATCAGCTCGAGGTAACGTATATCAATCCCTTTTGGCACATTTTCCCATTTAAACCGGGCTAGTGCAATGTTGAGCAATCGAATTGTATATTCGTTGTAAGTTACATTGTTAAGTGCTAGAGAATCAAAAAACTGAAAGTCTCTGCCACCTATTCCTTTTCTTGCCATTTGCTCCACCCCTTTCCGTGTTTAAGATTTAATTTTGGATGAAATTTTACATTTTTTCTAATTGCCTTACATTGGTTACAGTTATTTCTATTTTTACAGTGCCAACATCCATCCTGTTCCAACCAATAATGCATTGGCATAGATGGCCTAGGCTTTCTTTTTGCTTTCCCCATATTAAATTCCTAAACGATAGAATTATCAAGACCATAATTTTTTATATCGTTTGTATGCCAAAAAGTAACCCCCGTTTCAAATGCCTGCTTAATTCGATTGTGTGCCACTACTGGGATATCATCTATCAAGTTAGCATCAACGCATTTCACGAAATTCCATGAACGGCGACCATACAAGTTGGGCACTTTTGATTGAAGCGTCTTATACCCGTACATTGTAAAATAATCGTCAATGCGTTTCGCGAACTCATATCGAATGCACTTTGGAAAATACACAAAATCAAAGTATCCGTTATTATAAAATGCACTTGCATTTCCCGTGTTACCTCTTGCACTATCAGGAATAATCTGGTGTTGCTCAATCGAAACCATTGTATTAAAAATTTTTTCAATAGCGCCAACCGTGCTTGACACAGCGCCTAGATAGTTACCAGATACAACACCACCTATGGCCCCTAAGGCACCCCCGATAGTGCTAGATATAACACCCATATTCAACCCCATTTGATTCTGTGCGTACCAGTTTTTAAAGGTGTCGTTTATCCATGAACAAGTTGGGTATGCGCTTGTTGTTATTGTTTCATCATAATTAACATTCAAACCTTTATATGCACGCGGGATAGCGACAACGGGGGCGGAACCACCAAGCGCACTAAACAAATTAAAAGGCCCGTTGTTTTCTAGAAAGTTTGTGTCAAAATATTCGTATCTATATTCTTTTTCAGAAGAACCAGGGGAACACACGTTTAAAGTGCGATAGGGATAAGCATACATTTTATTATTTTTAGGCGTGTAACCATCAAGAGGGGCGAAAACATTTTCTAGCTTTCTACTCATAATATCGCGCACACCTGCGATATTTACCCATCCGCTACTAGGACTTTCACTTGTTACTCCTATTAAATCTAACGGGAACATATAAATACTTACAATGGCATCGCCTTTACCACTTTTCGAATATTCATCGACAAAATTTGAAGCCTGTTGCCAAGTATCGGCTTTAAAATAACGGTATGCCAAGGCGTTGAATGAGTAATCTAGAAAACTAGAAGTAGGCGCACCGTCTAAACGTTCGGAAACTGCGATAACTATACCAATTGTGAAATCATACAACCGATTACTTATCAAGTTTACAACGCCCGTATTATAAACATATTCCCCCGTTTCCAGATTTTCGGGGACAAGGTTGTTTCCAAACGTGTCGTCATTTGTATGCTCACGTTCAACGAAAGAAATTTTCAACGTGTTATCTGCAAACCATGTTTGAAAAACATCCTGTTCAAAATACACGTCACTTTTATTTTCGTTCTGGAAGCGAATATCTGTAATAAAATTAAAGTACCAGCGGTTGTTATTTCGATAATACATGTAATTGCAGTTTGCAATCGTTTCATAATTTGCAGGAAACGAAACAAATTTATCGTCACGCTGATAAGTTGCACCGTCAAGTGTCGCAACAATTTTTGTGGAAAGAAAAGAAAGACGTTCTTCCATATTCTGGAACAATCTAACATGCGCATAGTCGTTTCCCCAGGGGATTCCAGCGCATAAATAAATTGTCGTGTTGGGATTTATTGCCATTTTCTTCTCCTTTATATTCGCCGGGCGGTATTACCCGCCCGGCT